TCCCTTCCGTGCCCCGCATAGGAGGGGGGCTTAGGAAGTACCTTGAGTCCGGGGGCGGTGTGGTATTGAGCCTCAAACCCTGTAATTTCTTCAAATTGTCTGAATATTTGTGATATTACCCTAATTGTATCTTTAGCGTGTGCAATAGTCATCAACAGGCGGTGTGTTCCGGTCAGTGCGTCAGGTGCGCAGCGTTTCGCATCGCAGGTATGTGTTTCGATTCGATAAAAATAGCTGTAAACTCGCTGTTTATCAGCTGTTGCGCCGGTGCAACCGTAAGCAGCATTTTTGATGCACTTTTTTATCCGAGTGTGGAGCAGAGCGGGCAGAGTAGGGGCGTAAAGGTGCATAAGTTCATGGGTTTGCGCTTTTTGAACTGTGTTTCTTTTGATGCTCTTATCTGGCTGCCCGTCCTTGCGGCTTTATCCGCTGTTTGTGCGGTTCCGCTGGCGTTTCGCATATGGTGCGGCAATGGAGCGCAGGCAAGAGGGCGCGTTCAGAACGGCCGGAGAGTGCTTATTTACTGCTGTCTGAGCAGGCAACGAGCTTGAAAAAACGGTATAAAAAATAACCCCGATAAAATCAGGGTTAAATTTTTAGAATTTCTCCGGCATATCGTCGATCATTTTCTGAATCTTTTTGAAGGTCAGCAGATGTTTCATACTTCGTTTCCATATGCGTATCGCCGTGCGGCGACCCACATAACATTCCCTGCAGGCTTTTTCCCATCCGTAGCCGTCTATGTATCGGCACTGCATGATGTTCCAGCTCTCATGATCCTGGGGAATAAAGTCAAGGATCTCGTTTACCGTGGTTCTTGACTTAATGGCTTTCATTTTCTGTTCTTCCAGAATCTCATCCATCTTGTCGAGCTCGGTGAGTATTGCTGTTGATCCTGCTGCCTTGTTCTTGTTCCCGTATCCTCCGAACTGGTATTTGATATCACGTTTGCGGCGCTCAATACTTTCTTTCTGTCCGATCTGCCGCCTATAAGTCATAAGCAGCCTGTCGAGTTTCCAAAAATCCTGATTGTCTTCGTCGTACTTTGACACCTTGTATCCTCCTTGAATCACTCTATCGGATTATTCCATCGCCCTTTGGGTTTAGGATCTTTTCCGCCCGTTCCCGTTCCGGACTTTCTGGCCATGCACATACATGACCACGAGCAGAAATAATATGTCTTTCCCGCTTTGTATTTATAAGCGTATCCCGGTGAGGTCGCGAAGATTTCGCCGCAGTATGCACAGGCTCGATAATATGTCGATCCGCACAGTGATCCGAGATAATCAATTTTCTTGCCGGGCACACTCCTTCGCAGCGTCCGATATCTGCTTCTTGAGATATTCGAGCCGCTTATATAAGCCTGCTGCTCCGAGGCCTGTTTCTTCGGCGATCTGCTTGACGTTCTTTCCCTGCTTGAAATACATCTGTTTCAATTTCTCGTCAGGCAGAATGTCCTTGCCGGTTATTTTCTTTTGTTGCACCGGTGCAACTTCCGGCTTTTCGGATTCCCGCAGAGATTCTCTGATCGAAGAAGTGCTTTCCTTGATCACGCTTTCGACCTCTTTGATAACGTCGTCGGCCCGTTTGATCACATCGTTGTTCTGTTCTGCTACTTCCTCGATTCTGTCCTTTGCTTTGGTAAGGCGATCCGGAACGGTGATATTGAACGATTCCAATTTGTCCCGGACAATTCTGAGGTTATTGTCAAGTTCCAGATTGACATATGTTTCAAGAGCTTCCTGCTCGAATGCTTCCGTCATATCTGCAGATGCGTGCTCAACGTCGATTATGATCCTTATGCGGTGCTTTTCATCTTCGATCAGTTCCTTTGTGGCCAGGATCTTTTTCATCTGCTCTATGCAGGTGCTTAATTCCTTATGCCTTACCTGGCTCTGCTCTAACAGTTCAATGTCGGTCATTTTCTCTTATCCTCCTGTTGTATCATTTTTACTGCCTCGCTCTTGAAAATTAGATTTCACGTATGCGGATCCCGTGGAAATAAAGCATCATTTTACGTTTAATCAAATACTCCTTGGGGCGAAAGCCCTTGGTATCTTCAACAACGGTCTGCCCGTTCTTGTCTGTATACACAAAATCGGCTATGTATGAGCACTCTTTCTCGATGACCTTGCCTTTCTTGATGCCTCCTTTTGGTCCGATTGTGTCCGGTTCTCTCTGCGCCGGAATGAGTACGTACTTAACCTGCATTTGCAGGTTGCTTATCTCACCGGCTTTCTGCATAGTAGCCAGATCGATATACCGGGAAGCTTCCCGGCGGCTGTCAAACGTGCGCCCGTCAATTTCTGTTTTGGCATTGCCATACTTTGGGCCGTTGAGCCTTCTTATCGCATAATTCCACTTTTTCATACGCTTACCTCTAACATTATTACCGTGTGATCTCCTTCCACCAACAAATGTCATATCCTTTGCTTTTTCCCGAAAAAACCATTATGCCAAATTTGTTGTATTCGCATCGCGCTTTGAATCTGTTGCCGTTATGATCTATAACATTCACGTCGCAATCGTGATCAGGCATCTTATCATAGGCATTTATGTAACCTTCGCTTGTATACTGACATATGAGCTGGCGTATACATTTTCCGCATTCGATCTCGTTGGTTCCTTTGAACTCGGCGCATTTTTTACTTCTGCCCGTTTTCATAATTTTACACATGCGATCACCTCTACAAACTAATCTCAAGATTAATCTTTTCGAGCTCTTCCCGTTTTATTAGATATATTTCTTCCATACCTGCTGCCGGATCTGCTTTTACCAGAAACTTGTCTTTTTCGGGAATATTGGCAAGAGCTGCCGTAACCTCGTTAATTTTTTCCGGGCAACATATGAGCATATACGGTCTGTTGATCAAATCCATCTTGTGAATTGTCTGTATAAGATCTCTTTTTTCAAACTTTTGGGAACTGTAGGTTTTCATTTCTGCCATTTAATACCTCCCGTTCAGAAAAAACGTATCGTCCGGAACCTTGTTGTTGACCGTGATAATGTCTCGTCCCAGGAGTTTTACCCTAAACCGTTCTTGTTTGGTTTTCGCATTACAGATAATACAGGTCGTCTTTTCGTATTGCTTGCAGATTTCTTTGAGATCTTCCGCGGTGCTCGTGTCATCGATCACGTATCCATTCTTGGTGCCTTCAAGTTTGTGTATCATTCTCTTTTTTTCTCCTTTAATCGATATTTTTATCCTTCTCGGTAGCTTCTGGGTAAAGTTCTGCATTGAAGAAATAGCCGCAACGGTTGGCAAATTCATTTATTGTCTGCTCCCTTCTCCATTTTCCGGCATTTCCAGATTTCTCCGAACATATCCCGCCTATCCCGATACAGTTCATGTGTCTGAAGAAAGTCATACGCCTTATCAACGCAGAACCCATCATCTTCATTGCAATCCTCATATTCTTTATCCCAATTCGGACAATCAGGACAAACAAAGGCTCGGCAGAAATCATGCAGACTCTCTCGGAAGGTTTCTTCGTCCATACCCTCGTCTGGATCCGCATAATCCCATAACTGCGAACACAGAAAGCTGCATTTCTTATGACTCTTCCATTCATACAGTTCTCCGTCATACACATGCTTCGACCAATCGTAAACCTCACCCTTGTGGATTATCCCCGAACAGAAGTCACAGTGATGCTCTTTATTCGCTTTCCTTTCTTTTCGATCCAAAGTCTCCATCATCGCTTGTTCTCCTCCTTTTGATGATTCCGCAAATATCGTCCAACGAAAGCCCCAGATTCGCCGCAATGGTAGCCGCCATTTCAAGCCTTATCGGTATGTTTCTTCTCAATATCCGATTTATGGTTTCTTCCACATATCCGCACCTATCGGCCAGCTCCTTTGCGGTAATCCCGTCCTTTTGTTTTTATCCTAAACATTTATTTGTCCTCCGTTTGCGACATCGCTTATTTCTTCCTGCATTTTCTCAAAAAGGTTCATCTGCCCCTGTATTTGTCCTTCTTTTGATGGCATTCTTTCTACCATTCTTACCACTTTGGCGTTTACATCGGCCGGCTTGTCAGGGAACAGTCCGCAAGCATGTCCGTGAGCCAGCCAGTCCGTAGCGGCCGAGAGTGTTACGCCGTAGATCTGGCACTTGCGATAGATTTTGCCGTGATGATTGATCCGAAGAAAATAATTACAATCCTTGCATTCGCCACTTTCTGCCTTTCCGAACTCCCGGTACATAAGAGCCAGCTTTCTGACCGTCTTCATAACCTCCCTCCCGTCATTGTATCCATGCTTCCGGAGGCAGTGCTTTGAGCATTCGTTCAAATTCCAGTGCCTCGCTGCGTTGCCATTCCCATGTATCCATTTCCTGATCGTAAATCTCGTTTATTCTCTTGGCCATTTTGAGATATCCGGTATTCTGATCCCGCAATATGTCCATGGATGCCTTTAGGCTGTCGTATCGGTAATGCAATCCCAGATACGCCCACAGAATCTTGAGCGTTATTGCCATTGTTTCAACCAGCTGTTCTTTTGTCAGTTGCTTGATCTTCTGCAGACCTTCATCCTGGATGATCTCATTTGACAGCTCTATTCCGTAGTAATCTTGTTCGTATGAATCCCAGCCTAAGTATCCTCCGGCATAATCTCCTGCGCCGGCAGCCACGCAAAGGATGTCAAAGTATTCCGGTACATAGGATTCTTGAAGATCTGTGTACATCTGCTCGCATTCCGCGCACAGATCCGCAAACATCATTTTGAACTCGTAGGCTTCGTCTTCATTCCCATCGAGAGCGTTTATCAAAGAATCGTCTTCGGTATCAAAATACCATCGAACATTTTCGCATTCTTCCATGATCTCGCCGAGCTCTTCCCGGATAGTCCACAGATTCAGATCTTTTGCGATAGGTTTCTTATACCGGAGCTGTCTCGCTTTATTTCGTCGTGTTTCTTCAGCCTTCGTCATTTTCTTGTCTACGCCTCACTCAAAACAGAAATAATCAACTTCCTTCGGGTTATAATCCGCTGCGATCTTATTCCATACGCCGCTGCCCTGTATGAACGTCGCCTGATATACCACGTTTTCCGGAACGTCAGGCGTGCCGTTCTCAATGATATTCTTTGCCATTTCATAACATTCTTGTGGAAGCTTCTCCGTAAAAAACTCATCGGTAGTGCTGTACTGTTTCGGGTTTTCCTGATAAAGCACTCCCCGGATCGTGTTTGGATAGTTTTTGCTCTTCACTCGGTTCATTACGACCGCGCCCGTGTAATAGGCGGCCAGGTGTTCGGAATCGGTGGACCAGTTCTCGTGGAATATCACTTCCGCAAGCAGTTCTATATCCGTTTGTTTCTTTTGGGCTTTTTTCTTAATTGCCTTGGTGAGAGCCGCCCGCACTACAGGCAGTCCGACTTCCCCGGAGATATCTATGTAGTATCTGATATTCTGAAGCTCCGCAGGAGCCGCGGCAGCGCTTCCGTGACGACATTCTGATAACATAACCACCATGATACAGATCAATAAAAATATTATGACCCTTGCGGCGATCCTGAGCCGTTCTCTCATGTGGCTAACCCGTCTTTTCATTCGGTTAATCCCTCCCTTCGCGGAGTGCGCCGTAGTTTGTCCGGCCGGTGCCTTAACCCCTTGTCGATGTCGGCGGTGTCATTTCGGGCATCGCACTCCGCTTCTTGTAATGTGTGATATATTATTCCTCTGCATTCGCAGCTGTGACCTTTTTGCTCTCTTTTTCCATCCTGCACATTTCGGCTCTGTGGCTGTCGATTATACACTGTGATTCGCATGTATCGGTGAAGTTCTTTAGATTCGTTATGAACTCCTCGCTTAAGATCGATATAGGCAGGATCGCCGCAAGGGCTGAAAGCCCATCTTTGGCCAAAACGTAATTGAACCGCTTTGATCCGTTCTGATAGACTCTGGCTACAAGCTTGAAGTAGGGTGAATCGATCTTTTCTTTGAGCGGAGCAAGGTACTGCGGGTTGTAAAATATGATCTCACCGTCGGAGCACTTGAGGGCAGTATATGAATTGCCTTTGTACGTGATCTCGATATTGTCTCTTTCCGTATCGAGTTCGCCGCTGCTCACTCCATCCGACAGATCGAATCCGTCTACATCTTCCAGACTTTCATATTCCTCATATGACAGGCTTATCTTGTCTGCCTGCTTCTTGCTCACGTCGAGCAGGGCAAACGTCTGATTTTCGTTTTTGGGTTCCGGCATTGCCTCGCAGCGATATATTGCGTGTCCGTTCGACATAAGGACCTCGCGCTGTGCCGTGATCTCTTCCGGCTTTGTATAGGTTGTGCAGTGGCCGGTTTTTCTGACCAGCCCGCTGAATGCTGACATTTTCATTGATATATGCCCCTCCTTTCAAAATCTTCGAGCCTTTTCTTCACTGTTTCGAGCGTCTGTATTGCCGCCTGCTCCGGAGAGCAGGCATCAATGTTACAGACATCCATATCCATTACGCCGTTACTGCTTTTGGCGTTTGTCATATTTGCTTTTTCAGGCCATGTTATGCTCATTCTCCATTTACCGTGTGGAGCAGGTCTTGATAAAAGGCTCATGTTTTTTCGCGCTACCAGTTGGAACAGTTCTTCAATCGGACTCATCTTCGTTGCCCTCGCTTTCCTCACCCTGCTGCTTGATCTTGTAATCGAGCAGACTGTCTACAAGTACCTTCAGCTGATGGAGCTGTCTCGTGACGCTCTTCAGGCCGTCAACCGTAAAGCCGTCTGCGTATGCGTCCAGGAACACTTCTTCAAATTCGTGTTCTTTTTCGAAGATTCTGTTCCTGAGTCCGCAGATGCCGTCTTCCTGATCGGTGTCCTGCTGCCCGTCGGCTTCATTCTGTTCGCTTTCCTTGTCCGTTTTCTCTGCGCCTTCATCAAGAAGAATCGCCCATCCTCGATTATTCGGTTCCGGGCCTACCAGAATGATGTTTCCGCTGCCCTCGGGGATGACTTCCAGCTCTCCGGCACATAATCCTTTTACAATTCCGGTGCGCCCGTCTTTGAGGTTCACCAGCTTGTCTCCAAATTTTACATCCGTGATATTCCTGAGAGGCATCGTCTCGATCTCGGCCAGCTTCTCGCTGTCTTCTGCTACTGCTTCCGCGTCCGGAGTCTCTGCGACTGCCTTTTCTTTTTCAGGTTGCACCGGTACAACTTCTTCGCTTTTTTCTGCGGGCTCCGCTGCCTTGTGTCCGGTGTCCTGCTGCCTGTCGGCAGCGTTCTTCTGACTTGGCATATCGCTTGACATTGATTTGGCATCCTTGGCAGGAGAGGGAGCTGCTACCGGTTCGGGCATGATCTCGGGTTCCTTTGTTTCTTCAAGATCTTCGCCATAAACGGTTTTCCAGTTTGCGGCATCAAGCGCGCCTAAGAATATATCCGCAATATCGATCACTGCGTCTGTAACCGGGACCTTTTCTTTTTCGTTTGTCCGCGTGTTCATGTAAGTGAGCTGCTGATCTTCAGCGTCAACCATTATCATGATCTTTCCGATTCCGGGAATGCGCGAGAAGAGGGTAGCATTCCCACTTGGCGCTATCGTCTCAAGGAAAATCTCAACTGCTTTCTTGCGGTCTTCCTCGTTTGTGTACGGTACCTGGTAATATTTGCAATCGAGCTGCTTATATATCTCTCTGTTGTCATACAGATAGTTTTTCCAAATGCGCTGCGTAAGAGAATACTGCTGATCATCCTTGACCGCTTCGGGAGCTGCTGCCTCCATTGCTACCTCGATCGGGGTAATCTTTTCTTCCTCGGCAATCTCCCTTTTGATAGTCTGTATCTCCTTGCGTGTCAGAGAAGGCCCGATTTCTGCGATCACTTCATCCGGGAGCGTAAGCATCTCGGCCAGCTTTGCGATGCCGTACCCTTTGTAACGATCTTCCAGCTGATCGCTGTATCCGCCTTTGCTGTATCGATCATTTACAGCCACGTAGCGGCTTACTACGTCTTTGGTCATTCCGTACTCCGCCTGCGCGAACTCTGCAAGTGTCTTGTAGTTCGACTCCGCGAGAATGTTCGTGTCCCTGGCTATCTTCAAGAGATAGCCGATCCGAACGAAACCCTCCACATTGTCCCTGATCTCGATATCGAGCCTTTTCTTGTACTGCCGGTAGTCTTCAAACACCGTCTCGATTCCTTCCGGAACCGTTGTAGTCAGTTCATTCATGTTTTTTCTCCAATCTGTTTATGAATTTTTCTCTATTCCCATAAAATCTTTTTCAAGCACATCGGCCAGAAGTTTTCCTGCAAGTTTTCCGTGCCAGATCCTTTCATCTTTGGCCCGAAGCTTTGCGATGTTCTCCTGACGAAGAACATCCGCCCGTTCTCCGAGTTTCTTTTCTTTCTTGGTCAGGCGCTTCACGAAATACCGCTGCCACTGTTTCAGGAATTTAACCGCATCCTCAAGATCTTTGTTCTGATTGTCACCGGTCGTTCGCTTTTGCCGTATGTTCCCGGACGGCTCGACTTCGAGAGTGTACCAGGGCATATCCGGCGCTGTTGCTTTCCGGAGGAAGAACAGATAAGATTCGTCCGTCTGGATCCGTGAGAAGTAATAATCGCAGGTATGCACGCAATGTTTCAGGACCATTCCTTCTTTCACGATATCGCCTATGTTTTTGGGCGCAAGGATAAGATAATCACCGGCATGATACTCAAACTTCTCAAGATTCTTGAGATGTTTCTCAACCTTGGGATATTTCTTGCGCAATGCTGTTGCCTCCTTCTCTATGCCTTTTTTCTCTTTGAGCAGGATCAGTTCGTCGTGAGTCTTTTTCAGATCCTTCGGTCTTAATATCTGATCGAGGCGCGTGTTCATCTTCATCTGACTCGCCATGTTGTGATAATCTCTCCAAGTGCCGAGAACCTGATACAGATCGGTCTCGCTCATGATCGCCGACTGCTTGATCAGATAGTTGTACGCTTTTACATAGCTGACAGGCGGATCAATGAACCCAAAATCGCTTGGGCCGATCCCGTTGTTTCCCAGGGCGAGTATCATCTCATCCGGCCAGATCGTATCGGCCAGTTTTTCGAACTGCATCCATCTCAGGTGTTTCAGATCGCCATCCATTGCCTTAAGCCTTTTGAGTCTACTTGTATCGATCCGGAGCATCTTCGTGATTTCGGTTGCGCCTTCATCAAGCAGCGAGCTGTTATATGACATTTGCAGGAGCGTTTCCGCGAGCCTGAACATTCCAATCTTGGCCAACATTTCTATGGCAGGGTTGCCTTTTTCGGTGATCAGGTACTTCACGACTCCACAAGGGAGTTTTGGCCAGCGTTCGATCGCGCTGCGTTCAAATACCCGAGACGTTTTTATGATGCCTTGAAAGTTTCTTCTGTAAAGCGTGATCCGGCTTCCCCAATAATACGATGTGTAATAATCGCCTCTGGACAGGCCGTCTCCGTCGTATATCCAGCGCGTGTATTTGTTTTTGTATTGCCCGTAAATGTATTTTTTCATCTTCCCGGAATCGAGAATGATAAATCTTTCCAGCTCATTCGTTATTACATGCGGCTTTGTGTAGTCCGGATTTTTAGGACCGCCATGATAATATTGCCGCTGGCACAACGTTTTTACTACGATGCCGCCGGTGATCTTCTGAATGATCTGCCCGTAATAATATTCTGTTCCGAGAGTCTTGATCTTACCCGATGCCCTGAATGTTGCTTTTGCTCTGCAGTGCGGGCAGGTTGCCTTTTCTCCGTGCCTGGGGTTTTTGATAGGCACTTCTGTTCTGCAGCGTGAGCAGAAACCTGTCTTTGCTCCGTTCTTCTTGTATTCGTAGAAGATGTAAAAATCCTTGCAGGCATCTTTTCTCATCCATTCCTTGAACCCGCCCGGAAGTTTGGGGATGAGCTTCATGTCTTCATCCCAGGGAGCTGTTTCCTTTTCCTCTTTTTTCCGTATCTGCTCCGCCTTGATCATTTGCTGCCACTGGTGCAGCCTTAATATTCCGTGCTTGTTCTGAAGGTCTTTATAATCGTCGATCCCTTCAAGCTGTTTGTCGAAAGTGTGTCTTGCGTCCTGGGTGTTATATATATTCCCATCCCAAAAGCTCACTTCCGGAAGGTTCCAGAGCATCGCCTTGGTCCACCTTACTTCTTTGCCTTTCGAATCCAGCTCTCTTGTGATCCATTGAAACCCCGGAGCATTGATAAATATCTCATACCTCGGTGTTTCTATCCCCTTTTGAATATCCTTGGGAAGAAAGATAGCTGCCTTTATGACCTTGCCTAACTGCTGAGCGCGACACAGGACGGAGTATTTACTTTCCTGAACCGTTCCGTAATAGCGCTTGGTTGTTATCTGTACCTTGCCTTCTCTCATGATCGCCGGCGTGGCATTCAGCCGGCGGAGCTTTCTGAGTTCGTCTTTTCTCAATATGATCTCGCCTTCTTTCCTGATGCCGTGTAATATACTTCCGGTTTGAAATCCTTTCCGTCGATCTTGAAGACTCCGATATGTTTGATCTCGTGTGATCCTGTCTCTTCCTGCAGAAGATACAGCGTCGATCCGAGTGCTCCCGATGCCTTGGGGTGCTTTCCTCTGACAACTACTATGCCGTCCTTATGGGCGTGCCCGCAGTTTTTCTCGACGTGTGAGCTGTTTATCCGTTCAGGGTGTTCCTTTATCCACAGACATTCGAGGATCCCGAGCTGTTCAAGCGTAATCTCTTTCTTTATCGTCATTTCCGTGCAGCTGATGCGCTCGCTGCCGTCCTCGTGAATGTCGCCTGCTGCCTCGACAATGCAATATGCAGCATTGCTCCCACTGTACCACGTAAGCACTTCGATCGGTTCCTCGACGCAATGAAATCCGGTTCTTGCGCATTGAGCATTTTCTGTCGTGTACTTTTTGCCTACTTCGTATTGAAACGTTCCTTCTCCTCTTGTGCAGGTCAGGTTCTTGTTAAAGCCCTTGTATGCGATCATGCCTCATCACCGCCCTCCGGCATCATAGGTTTGCTGTCTCCTTCATTCTCGAAGCTGTCTTCAGGATCCTCGGCCGGAGCTTCGTCTGCTGCCTCGGGCTGCTCAGGCTTTTGGGGTTGCACCGGTGCAACTTCCTTGTCAATGTAATATTCCTTGACCAGCTCCTTGAACCTTTTGAGTGACAGATCGGCTGTCGGGAGAGTAGAGGGAATGTTCTTGTCTATCTTCCTGGCGTAGTCCACGATCTCCTTCGGAGTATTGACTCTTGACTTGGAGCATTCCACGATCAGGCGGCCGAACAATTCCGCGAGCCGCTTGCCTTTCTTACGGATCCCGCGTATCAGATTCTCGTTTCCGGAATCTGCGAGCATTCCCTGTATGATTTCTTTCCATGCGATCATCATCATGGGGAGATGGTCGAGTGATCCGGCCTCTGCATCGAGCTTTCCGATCGCAGCGGTGAGCGGAGTACACAGTTCCGGGATCACGCCCTCGAAGAAGTCCTGAGCGTCCATTTCGTCAATGCCGTTTTCTGCGGCAATGGCTTTTACTGCCTCAAGATCTCCCTTCGCTTTTCTGGCTGTTGCCTCCCGGTTGATCTCTTCGGCGCTGTCAAACTCTCCGTACTTTCCGAAGAGCTTTGATGTGCTGGTGGCGTTTTTCTTGTTCATAATGAATCTCCTTATGTATTTATATTTTGATTTCGTGAATAGTATTCACTTTTTATGATATTTCCTCGGGGTTTTACCTTGCTTCGGTGAATAAATCTATCAAATCAACATCTCATCACCATAGTGAATCTCATATACCCATACCCGCCGTATTCCGGTGAGTGCAATCCGATTTCTATGCTGTCCTTGTCAAGCACATAGTCCTTTGCGTACTTGTGCGGGACCTTCGGCTCTGATGATCTGAACCATCCCCTCTTGGTGATGACCTTGACCTCCGGTTTCGGATGGATCAGATTCTTCGAGCTGTTCCATCGTTTGCCCTGGATCGCTTCGGGCGTTCCTATGGTCTTGCTGCTGTACTTGATCAGATATGCGGCAAGCTTGCCGTACTGTCCGGAGTCATCCAGCGGGTTCACGTGTATGCGGCCGTGTTTCCATACCCGCTGTATGATCTCCGGGGAGGAACTATTGACTACGAGATGGTGGTGCCTCGCTCCCTTGCCTCCCACCTCGGCAACGTGTATATACTTCAGTTCCATGCCCTGACTCTTGTACTCCTTCCGGAGCGCCCTCAGGAACTTGGCTATATCATCTTTCATTTCTTCAGGAGTCCGAGGCGGATCCCCTCGCGCCTTCGCATAGCTGAGTACCAGGTGATAATCTCCGGGGCTGAAGTTCGCATTCAGGATTCTGCGGAGCTTCTTCTCAGCCTGCTTGTTATTGATCCGAATCTGATCCTCGCTTGAAGGTCTGACCTGATCTTCCCGTCTCTGCCCCCGTCTCCCATATCTGGCAGTGAAGTACCTCTCAACCTCGATCGTCCTCCCTGCCTTGCATACACTTTCGACGTATGGCATATAATGAACCTTATCCTTTTATTTTGTTCTAATTGTATATACAAATGATACTATGTCGGTTAGTTAATTGTTTTATGAACCCTTAAAAACGGTTTCGAACCGCTGATTTTAAGGGGTTTTGAAATTGATAATTTCATCACGAAAATATTGACTTTCTGCTCTTGTTTCGGTATACTTATATATAGGTAGAAAACTTCTACCTATCATAATGAAATTATCCTTTAAGAATCATCCCGTTGTCGGCGCTGCGGGATGATTTCTTTTGTTCTCCTGACGCATTGAAGCGCAGGTCAGACATTCGATCTTGTAGCTGAACATATCACCCTGCCGCCGTAAGATCCGGCACATCCTGCTGCCTGATTCGATCGCCTGTCCGCAGGTCTCACATTTTTGCTTTTCCCTGGTGACCGGAAAGCTGTCAAATTGATAATCCATCTATGCGCACCCGTTCTTTCTCGGCTTCCTCAACCTTGTCCTCCGGTACCAGGGCATAAAGATGACCGTTGCCGGTAACCGCTACCAGCCCGTTTGTTACATACTGCCTCTGAACTTCCTCGATTGTCATTTCGTCCATCTCGAACCTTACTTTTTCCATGAGTGTTCTCCTTCCGTATTCGCTGTTCTTTCCATTGTCTGTACTGTAGTTGCACGTCCTCGCTCTCGAACGCCTTAGATATGCAGTTGAACAGCTGGGCCGCCATTACGTTTTGGATCGAAGGCGGTACCGCGTTCAGATCTACCGTCTGCGTGCATATTGTTTTCATATCTGCCTCCTCGTTCGGTGTTGCACCGGTGCAACTTCTCATATTATTGCGCCCACGTTTTTAGGCGTTCTGAATATCCTTCTTTCGTCGTAACCATCCGTAAAAGGTTCCTGAAGTGTATCGCCCTGAACTATGATCGCGTCTATCCCGTAGAATGAACACGCGATATAAGTCATATACACCGCCAGATAGTCCAAGTCCTGACCGACGACCTTGAGCATCTTCTGATAATTCAAGCCCCGGGAACGCAATACATCAGCTGTTGCTATGATGTTCGCGCCGCCTCCGCAGGTCGGTTCATTGAGCGGAAGCTTGTCATTCTCCGTCAGGTTTTTCGGGAGCGACAGCTCCGCCATCAGTCTGGCCAGATGGTACGGTGTGAAGAACTGTCCGGTATTCTTATTCCCGCATCCGGATTTCATGTAAATATCTCCGAGCACGTCATCGAAACAGTCCTCATATATCTCGACCAGGGCGATAGTAGCCTGCATGAACATGTCCTGCGTTTTCTTGTCATGACGGTTGAAGGTCTGCAGGTATTCCTTTTCCCGTTCTTCCCATATCTTCCCGTGATGTATGCTGCAGGAATTAGCTATGGAGAGCGCAAGGCACTTCACCCAGTCATAAAACAGCTGATACGGCGAATATGATCCGCTGGCCGAACTGATAAATTGAATGATGTCTTTCTTTTCCATAGCTACCTCACATACCTTTCGTGCGCGTTCCTGATATCTTCCTCATGCAGGTCAAGATAGATCTGCGTGACGCTCAGATTCGCGTGACCGAGTATCTTGCTGACCTGCTCGATCGGCATGCCGGTCCGGAGCGCGAAGGTCGCGCCGGTTCTCCGGAACTTGTGCGGGTGAGCGACTACGTCAACAGATCTTCCCAGCTTCCTGATAATGCTTTCGATGGTTCCTTTGTCGATATGATTGTTTTCCTCGATCAGCTCCGGATCTCTGTAAAAGAAACGGCATTCGGATTGAGGCTGACCTTTTCTCTTTTGTGCTGCGTCGAGCAATGAGATCATTTTCGGAAACAGGAACGGGTTCAGATCACGGCGTTCCTTCAGATATTCCTTTACCGCAAACAGCGCCTTGGCGTTCATGTATGCGTATCTGTCTTTCTTGCCTTTTCCGTGGATCAGGATCCTGTCGCCGTCGATCTCGGAGAGCCTGATCTGTGCAATCTCGGATACACGGCACCATGTTGACAGGAGCAGTTCGAAGATTGCCCTTGTTCGATTATCCCGGATATTTCCGCGCATCTTCTCAATCTCCATATCAGAAAAGGCTTCCTTTTGTTTCTTGTAGACCTTAATCTGCTCGATCTTGTTCATGGGATTCTTGGTGCGAATCTCTTCCTTCTGCATCCACTCATAGAATGAAGACAGGTTCCTGATCTCGTTGTTGATCGTTGTGAGCGACACATTCCCTTTGATCTGTCTGTTTGCAATGTATATTCGGATATCGTCAGCCTGTATATCCATGGGTGACTTGGATATGGTTTCAAATATCTTTTTCAGGGACGTGCCGTAAAAGTGAAGCGTCCTGTCGGTGCAGCCCTTGATCTTTTTCGCGATCAGGAACTTTTTGAGATAATCGGCGGCGTTCTTTTCGTCATATACGGTGAGCTCAGTCGATATCTTCCTGACATCATAGCCCGAGAGATTGACATACAGAGCAGCTTGAAGCCTTTTGGCCGCCTGTTCGCCGATTTCATCCCACATGGAGATAACGATCTTGTTGATCAGGTCGTTCTTTTCTTCATTGCTGACTTCCATGCTTGCCACCTTTCAGACTGTTACTGCTGCCTTTTCTTCTTTCTTCTCTTTCTGCTCAGTACGATCGGGCGCCAGCTCCGCCACCGCTTCCGCATACCCTAAAATGTAACCGAGCTGCTTGTCGTTCATCTTGGGGAGAGCTTCCGCTATTGTTTCCTGTACTCTTTTCTCAACCTCTGACATAGTTCCTCCTTTCCGCAGTTATTGAGTTGCTTTTTGTTCTGATCGTTGTGTTATAATCTCCCTCAAGGGGCGGGTGCCTCCGCCCCGACAAATAATAGAAGGGAGGTGCTGAGTATGTCCCTGCATCCGTTTACTGCGGATTATTCCGAAATGGATCCGAGCCGGATCGAAGAGCTTGAGCAGGCCATTGACAGAATTTCTTTTAACGGCCTGCATTCGGATCCGGTCCGCAGGATCGGGCTGTTCTTTCTGTACGAAGACCATATGCCCGATAATGTTACACTTCCGTCCGGCTGCCGGGTGCGTCCCGGAACTCCTCCGGGTTTTCCGACAGGCGTTCCGGAGATATGAGCTCGTAGAGCTTTGTCTTGCCTCTTTGGGGTTCCGATTTTTTGTCATAATATATGACGAGGCGGAACCCGTCTTTCTTTTCATCAAGAATGATGTCAAGAAGCGCTTTGCCGAGATATGCCATGTTTATAGCTAAGTCCGCTGCCGTGTCTCCCCTGAAGCCGCCTCCGTAGGTCATTCTTTCGACCAGTTTTCTTTTTTCAAGCGGGAGATCTTCCGGAATGTCAATAGCTTCCGGACTGTATTCGTTTTCTTCCATGGCGCACTCCTTTCAATAATTTGTTTAGTAGGTGCTTTTACAGTAGGTATTGCTTGTCAATACCTACTGTGATACCCTCAAGGTTCCTTGAGGGTGCCGCTCAACTCATTTTGTTTTCTTTGAATGGGTTGTTATACACAATTTAGCATACATGAATGAGCGTGTCAACTCTTTTTTGAAAAATATTTTTAACTTTTGTGTTGATTTACTCATAAAAATAATGTATAATTTTTTTCACCACGGAAGGAAGGAGATAATGCCATGGAAGTGTACGAAAGAATACGACAGCTCAGAAAAGAAATTCTCAAACTATCCCAAACAGATTTTGGTAATCGGCTCGGAGTAAACAGAGACGTTATAAACAATATAGAAAATAATCGTCTCGCACGTCCCGATCAGAAGCTCTCATTGATCAAGCTCATGTGCAAAGAATTTGGCGTAAATGAAGAGTGGCTGCTGACCGGCGAAGGTGAGTCCTTTCCGAGGAAAACCAGGCATGATGAGATAGCAGACTTCATCAACAGCCTGGCTATAGACGATAATTCATTTAAGGCCCGCTTTATCGCTGCTCTCAGCAGGATGAGTGAAGAAGAATGGTTGCTTGTTGAAAAGGTAGTAAAAGAAGTGGCTTCCGATACGGTTGCACCGGTGCAACAGACGCCTGCTACCGAGGATCTGGAGGCAGAATATAAAAAAATACACTCCTCCGATGCAACAGAGCAGGACGAAAGATTCTCTGCCTCGAATACCACCGAAGAAAGCGCGGGCTGACAGAGCCGCGATCTAATGGAGAAAGCGCCGATGAATAAGAAAAAACAAGAAAGCCTTGACGCAGCTAACAGCATCAAGGCTGTAATTTACGCACGATATTCAAGCAGCGGTCAGCGTGAAGAGTCGATCGAGGGCCAGATAAGAGACTGCCGGGAGTATGCCAAAAAGAACGGTTTTCTTGTGGTCGGAGAGTACATCGACAAAGCCCTCACCGGCCGGAGTGATAAGCGCCCCGATTTTCAAAGGATGCTCAAGGACTCCGAAAGAGGTATCTTTCAGGTCGTGGTCTGTTGGAAAATGGACCGCTTCGCAAGAAACCGCTATGATTCCGCTACATATAAGTACAGGCTCAAAAAGAACGGTGTCCGTGTTATTTATGCGATGGAGGCGATCCCGGAAGGCCCTGAAGGAATTATCCTTGAATCCGTGATGGAAGGATATGCCGAGTATTACAGCGAGAATCTTTCCCAAAACGTGAAAAGAGGATACTATGACAGCGCGCTTGAGCTGAAAACGCTCGGGCAGTCCGTGTTAGGTTATCGCAAGGGAGCAGACGGGCGTTTTGAGATCGATCCGGAGACTGCGCCGATCGTCCGCAGGATCTTTGAAGAATATTCTTCCGGAAAACGTCCGAAAGAGATCTGCGAGGATCTGAACGCCGAGGGCTACCGTACGCAATTAGGTAACCCGTTTAATAAGAACAGCCTGCCGCGCCTTATTATGAACGAAAAATATATAGGGCTGTATCAGTTCAAGGATATCCGTGTTGAAAACGGCATCCCGCCGATCGTATCCAAGGAGTTATTTATGAAATGTAATAAGATCCTGGCAGCTCACCGGAGAGCGCCCGCTGCCAAGAGAGAAATCAATTTCCTGCTGACCGGAAAGCTTTTCTGCGGCAAATGTGGTGAGCCTATGACCGGAGACAGCGGTACCAGCCACACCGGAAAGATTCACAGTTATTATATCTGCAACGGCCGGCGCGCTCATAAGTGCGACAAGGAACGGATCCGGCAGGAAGACGTTGAGCGTGATGTGGTCAATGAGCTTGTCGCTCTTGTTCATTCTGATGATTTCATTGAAGAGGTCGCCGATCTGGTGCTGAAGTACCAGGAACGGACAAAGGATAATTCAATGCTTAATTCTCTCGAATCGCGCCTGAAGGATGTCGAGAAGAGGATCGGTAATCTTCTGCTGGCGATCGAGACCGGCATCGACACTGCTTCCGTCAAGTCAAGAATGTTGTCGCTCGAATCCGAGAAGGCAGATATAGAGAAAGGCATCGCCCGGGAGCTGATCAAGGAGCCGGAGCTTGAGCGTGATCAGATCATATTCTATCTTGAACAGTTCCGAAAAGGTGACATGGAAAGTGAAGAGTGGAAGCTCTCGCTTGTAGAGATGTTCCTGCAGGCCGTTTATGTGTATGATGATAATTACGTAATCACTCTGAACTACTCTGGCAGTAAAAATAAGATTTCAAAGAAGATCGCAGATAAAGCCTCAAAGGGCGATTTCAGCGGGGATCTTGTAGGTTCGTGTTTGTCCTCGCTTGGCTCACTCAACGGGGATAATTTGAACCATTCAAAAAGGTTCATTTTCCTCAATCGTAAGACTTTCGGCATACTTGTGCCGCACATGTTATTCATTCAAAGTCAGAAGAAGACCAGGGTGTAAACCCCGGTCTTCTTTCTTTTTTCTATTTTTTCAAAAAAATCTCAAAAAACTGTTGACATATCACTCAATGAGTGATATAATATAATCAAGTTAAGAGAAAGGAGGTGATCAAGATGCAGGACATTGAAAAAGCCTTGAGGGAATTGGAAAAGGCAGTGAAAAGTAACACGGCTCTGGCAAGCGTAACTGTTACAATTAGACTGAAAAAGCCAACACCCAGCAAGGCAACAACAAAGCCTAAAAAGGCAACCAAGAAAGCCTAAGCTTTCGTGGGATGGAAGGGGCTAAGCCCCTTCCGCAAATCCCATTTTATCATATATAAATAAAAAAGCAATAGAAAGAAAGGTAGGTGGGAATGATAAAAATCGAAATTATCGAAAAAGAAAAAGAGTGGAAAGTAAAAAAGAAGTATGGAAAGATAACTGTAGCAACTATCATACCGAAAGACCTTGCGAAGAATATTCAAGAAGTCAAGAAGATAGTGGAGGGTAAAAATGAAGAGATACGGAATAATTAATGAGAATATTGACAACCTCGTGGCAGCTCTTAATGAGCCCGGCTGTTGCTGCGATTATAAGTATGTATGCGAAAGTTTTAGCATGACGGAAATATGCCACTGGCTTGATGATAACTCCTGCAGTGATTCCGACTACTGTATTGAAGAGTATGATGCAAATGAAGAGGGAGAGCTGTTGCAGGAATCGAATTTTGACACCCCGAGCAACTTCATAAGAAGAAGATTTTTAGAATTGCGGAGACGATCGGGGCTTACTCAGGCTGAATTTGCTCAAAAGTACCGGATACCCAAGAGAAGTATAGAGAATTGGGAGGCGACATCAAACACGGCATACCGGCGAGCTCCTGGTTATGTAGTAGATTTATTAGAGCGAGCTGTTAATGAAGATTTTGGTTTATAATTTGAAAAATGTAAGGGGATCCTGATAACGGGATCCCCTTTTTGAGAAAAAACAGTGAATGTCTTGCCAGCATGTTTATGACTCAGGCAAAAACAAAGCCTAATGCCGTGGCTGTCTTCTGGCCAACTATGCCGTCTACATCAAGGTCATTATCATACTGATAATTCTTAACGGCAAGCTCCGTATTTGCTCCGAAGATTCCGTCAACCTTGAGTTTGGCATTATTGACCTCGTTGAGTCTTGCCTGCAGGGCCTTAACATCTTCGGTCCTTCCGGAGCTGTTGGATTTCTTCAGGATGCTCTTGAGCCAATAAATATTATTGATGACTGTCGCTGCATGATGCCCTTCGCGAAGCAAGATATCGCCAGGAACGAGTTTTTTATACCCGAGGGTATATTTATCTGACTTGTATATCTTGAAGGCCTTTGTGGCCTTGTACCGTTCGAGCATATTTCCGGTATATGTATCACGAGGGATGGCGTAGCCGGCATAACTCGAATTGGTTGTTGTCATCTGCGAACAGTCGGTATCTCCTGGCTTATCAAGTTTCGTATAATCGTATCCTTTGTACTTGATCTGATCATACGCGGTGTATCTGTTGGGCTGTGAATAGCCAAGAAGAGGATTGCGGGCTCCGGCTTCAGCGTTCCGGGCAATCTTAAGACGGTTAGCCTCATTCTTGCAGCGGATCACTGCATCCCATTTGCCGCCGCTTGCGTACCATTCCTGAATCCGCACTTCTTTTCCGGTCTGATCTCCAAGTTTTCCGGTTTTGCCTCCATCTTCAGACCCGACGGCATGGGCGATGGTTACACGATAGTTTTTGTTCATAAATATCATTCCTCCTTAACTTCGGGAAGGCCTCCAAGGGAAGTGCAGAGCGAAGCGAGACCAGCAACGAGCCCCGTGCAAAGCCAGGCCAGAACGACATTCAAGTAAGACCAGTCAGCGTTCTGTATCATCACGGGTGTGATCACGAAGCCTGCAGGGATTTCCGCCGCAAGAGTCTGTCCGACAGTTCTCAAAGCTCTGCGCCCTGCTGCAGCCCACCATTCCTTACTTAATAAATGTTTCATAAAATCGCCTCCTGTTAATAAAAAATGTTGTTCGGCGGTTACATACCTATTCTCGTGAAAAGGTATGTTATCACGCCTCCGATCACCGCAGCCAAAACAAGGCCTACAACCTTCCGCCACATTTCGCCGTCTCTGTTTTCTAAGGTTTCAAGACGTTTTCCTTGTTTTTCCTGCTCTTTGATCATGTTCTCCATGTTCGTGGCCAAGCGTTCAACCGACTTGGCCAAGTCTCCGATCCGCTGTACGTTTTCTTCAAGTAATTTGATTCGCTGATTCTGCCGATTGTTTTCGTCATCGATTCGCTTTGCAAATTCATCGTGAACAGCCTTAGAGACATAATCATTCTCAGGCATCCGACATCCCTCCTTTCCGCGTCACAGATTATGCTCCGCTTTTATTTGCGCTGCTCTGTTGATCTTCGCGACTGCAGGTATGGAGTCGGCTTCTTCTGCAGATAAGAATTGCATAAGAAGAAGGAATAATTCATCTATGGCCTCAGACTGCAGCTTTATGATCTGGGATTGCGATTCGAACAGCTCCATTTTTATATCGCGTGCAAGGTCATCCATTATATTCCTCGCCCGTAATATACTTGTATTCGGCAGCAGTAATCTTGCCGTCCTCGACGCGCTCAATCAGCTGTTCTTTTGTGACCCTGCCTTTAGCGTAGAGCCTTTTTAAGCTTTCAACGTATGTCCTCATAACAAGCCCTCCTCCATAAGCTGCTCAGTGTAAGCGTCGATCGCTGCGTCAGTATTGATCTGCTCAATATTCTTGAGCATCTGGTAATCCGATTCGCCCATGATCTGATACTCACACTCCCAATCGGTATATGTCTCCATGTTGTCGGTCGCATCGTGGTGTACCTCCGTGATGTTCCGGCGACATATAACCTTGCCCGGTGCTACGCTCTCAACCTCAGGCGGCTGAGTTGAGCAGATTTCTTTCTTCCATTCCGTCATTTTGCCTATCCTCCTTGTCAAGTTTTGATATGATCCGTTTCAATCTCCTAATGTCTACATAGGGCTTTACGTTTGCGAGATAGCAGTCATATGAATCCGTACAGCTAAACCATCCCATTTTACTGACCATGCCTCGTACAGATCTCGCATAATACCTGCGGCCTGCTTCCTTTGCTTTATGAAGCCGTCTCGCCGTCCGAGTTGCAGATAACATGATCCGTTTTCTTATAATGGTGCGGTCTCTGTAAAATCTGAACCCCATAAAATCTATATCGCGGCCAACTCGGATACGTGTTACATTTCCGTAAGCATCCGTTCTGGTTTTCTTTGAGAGATAATCGAACCTGCATACCTGAAATGTCCGTTTGAGTTTTAACCGGAGTTTTCCGAGAATCTGCTGCATCTGAACTCTGACAGTATGCAGGATCCTTTTGTTGTTTCCGGTGACTACAATATCATCAACATATCTGACAGCTTCTATTCCCTCGGTCCTATCGAGTATTTCGTCTAAAGGTACCAGTGCGTAGTTTGCTATCCATGGCGATATATAAAGCCCTATCAGTATCCCTTTATGGCGATACATGTATATCTTTGCTATCAGGTAAAGGAATCTCTCATCCGATATATCCCGGCGGAGCATCCTCATTACCACTTTAATTCGCAGGTTATCATAAAAGTGTCTGACATCACCTTTTATAAAATACTTTATGCCTTTTCTGATCTGGCGTTCGAGCATCTTCTTCCCGCTGTGTGCTCCTCGTCCGGGAACGCATCCGCATACCGTACCGTTGAGCCTTCTTAAAATGATTGGTTTTAGGACCTCAACAAGTATGTGAAAATACCATTGCTCGTGTATATCCGCCAGGTGGGCGGTTCTTCTCTTTCCGTGTTCATGTACGACTTTCGTTTTTCTGACCTTTGGTGGCATGTAGCCTTGTTCGGGGTGCTCAGGAACGGTATCCCGTATGAGCTTCTGCATTTTCTTTACTTCATCTGCGAAATTGGCTTCAATAGCCTTAACTCCTTCGCGTTTGGTCTTGCCCTTTCGGAGATTTTTCCATGCTTTCTTTATAACGTCTTCATTCTGAGCCTTCGACCATAAGTATTTGTATTTCTTATCTTTTACAGGCTGAGGGATCCGAGGCTTGTTTCTTATGCCTTTCGTCGCACTCATATTTCTTTCTATCTCCTGCGGACGCGTCAACCGACCTTGGCCACGCCCGCCCTGTGTCGGATTAATTTTCACTCCCCAAACCAATAATGGCGGATAAACGGTGTTTCAACCGTCAGTGGTGTACGATGCGGGCCGTCTTTGAGTTACTAATCCATTCTGAGTAGAATGACGGCGAACCCGATGTTCCAGTTCGCGTTCGTGGCGACGTTGTTCCAATTGCGAGCACGCAAGCCGTCATGAGCCCCGTTGTTGCAGTTGCCGAACCGAATGCAGACGGCGACCCGAAACGGAAACGCCCGGAGGCGATGACCCGCACCGCTGTAATCTGACACGAAGGAGAACTCCTTTCGTGATTATTGTATTAAAATGCCTTTCGGGGGAGTTGCGCGTTTCACGCGCACCCCCGATCCCCCCAGCCGGCTTGCGCCGGACAGGTCTTACAGAAAGACGGCGAACCCGATGTTCCAGCCCGCGTTCGTGGCGACGAAGTTCCAAAAGCGAGCACGCAAGCCGTCATGAGCCCCGTTGTTGCAGTGGCCGAACCGAATGCAGACGGCGGTGATGCTGCTCTGAGTTGCAGAATTGTATGTACCGTCACAAGGACCCGTTCCGCTGCTTCCTTCCGGTGATGACTGATCAGGGATCGATCCGTAGCCTTCAACAGGTGTATATACAAGCGGGTATCTCCATGCTCCACCTCTTGAATCCGGTACCCTAATTCCGGTGTCTTCGTAAGTTGCTCCTGTAGGATCGTAAGTGTAATCCTTTGACACTTTTACTGCTCCGTTTACTACTACCTCGTAAGGGTCGCGCATCCACTGCTGATATGTTCCGAGAACAATACTGTGAAGGATCTTATTGAGGCTGGTGCCGTCAGAAGATCCGTAAAACTGTCCGCCGCCTACTACCGCATTTGCCTTTACGCCGTTGTAGGGAGGCACATTCTCGTAGCCATTCATATTTCCGTATCCGTATGCCTCCTGAAGGTTGGAGGTTCCGGCCATCATCATGAGCAGGTCGATGATCATCTCGACGATCGGGCCGCCAAAGAACTTCGCGTTTGCGCTGAAGTTTCCAATAGCCGTATTCTGCTCGGCCGTTGTCTTCGTATAGCTGGGCTGGGTGCCCGCAATACACTGAGCCTTTCCGTTCGCGTCAATGGAAGCGTAAAACATAGGGATCCATCTGTAAGGAGCATCGCCGAATCCATCGGCTGTGAATCCTTCCTTTTCTTTGAAAGAGAAGAGCACGATACGATCATGTCCTACAAATTCCTGCCTGCGATATATCTTGATGAGTTTTGAGAACGCTCCGCCCGCATATGATGCGTTATCAACGTCTGAGGCTGTCACTCCATCTGCTTTCTTCGTGTAGTCGGTCTCTGAAAGCAGATAATCCGGTGCTCCGTTTGCCTGCACCATCCAAGGCTTATTCTCTGTGATGACGGGGAATGTCGCCCAGCTTCCCAGAGAATATGTATGGTTGGCCTTGTCAACCGTAATGTTCGTGTAATTTTTGTTAATGCCTATTGCCTCGATCCTGCTTGTGGGATCCTTGATGTCGCAATGCTCGATGAATCCGTAGCAATCATCATCAGAGACAATCGCATATACCTTGTCAAGCGTTTCTTTGTCCGCTATATACGTTTTTCCCATTTGCTATTTTTCCTCCTTATTCCTCGACCTGTTCGTAGTACAATAATCCGTTCTTGATTCCCAGAACATACTTGTCGCCGTTGTCTTCGTCATACAGGTACATTCTGTTAGGCATTGTTACATTCACTGTGCTTGCATTGTTGACCTCAGTGATGAGGTCGATAACGATCTTTGACGGGATCAAATTATTGTAGCTGGGGAGATAATCCCATCTGTCCGTTATCGCCGTTGCAATCGCATAGAGTATTTCGCCTTCGTCGGGATCCGTGGCATATATGCCTATTTCTTTGACATAGTAGCCGGTGGTCAGATAATCGCCTGCGTTCTTGTAGTTCGTAATGATGAACTTGATGAGCACATTTGTTGTGTTCCATACCGATACAGTTTCAAGCGAGAACTCCTGTTTTTTTGACTTGAGCTCGGTACGTACGGAAGGATCTTCGCCTGCAGCGTAACTTCCGTCTCCCGATGCGGCTTTTGTAAGAGTGATGGTACATAATCCGCCCTGAGCTTTTGCCAGAAGTGCCAGTCCCTTTTGTGTCAGTACGGCTTCGTTGAAAACTCCTGCCATTTTTGTTTCTTTCCTCCTTTTAGATTTATGTTATGATCCCCGCTATGCGCTTACATGAGGGGTTGCATACGCTGCCATGCCCTGCGTCGTGTGTTCTCCGATGCTTCGAGCAAGCTGTGGATTGTTGGTTATCGTGATGTGAGGGGTTGCAGAAATTCCGGATACAAAGTATTCAGGATGCTCAACCGTCCTTCTTACTTCAACGGTTCGGAGATGCGATCTTGCATTCTTGGCCTTTTTGATCATCTGGTTGAACTCATCGACCATATCAGGCACCATTTGAGCATTTGTAATGATCTTGAAGTAATAAGGCACATCATTGTATTCGTACCATTCCTCGACATTTCCTTCGCCAAATACCGTAGCAACAAGATCCTCGACAGCTGATGTCGTTCCGGCCTTGGCGTGCCACGGGGAGGTCTTCTCGACAAGTTCTCTCTTGGTCTCAATCGGCAGATCATTGTCGTAGTAAGGTGTATCCATCTCCATAGCAAGAGCATCAAGGATATCTCCGGAAGCGTTCTCGATATTTGCAAACATATTGGTCTTGTCTGCGCTATCGAGCAGGCGCTTGAGTTCCATATTGATAGCGTAGGAGAGGCACTGTATTTCTGTGTCACCGGCGAGCCATTCAGGGAGGATGTCGGCTATCGAAGCATTTTTTATAGTTATCATGCCTTGCCCTCCCTTTAGTTGTCTTCGAGACCGCCGTATGTAACCTGTACGGATGTGATCTGTACCACATAAGCATTTGATATCTGCTGGTATGAGGGATTGTGTACGATCACTCTCTTGGCTCCTGCTGCCATGACTCGCATTACGAGATCGGACGGGTTGAGGTCTCTTCCAATCTTTGCTGTCTGCCATGCAACATACTCATTTACAGCTGTTTGAACATCATTCTGTATGATGCTTGCCTTGGCCTGATCGGACCGGTTGATATAGTATGTGATATCGACCGTTGCAGTTGTGATCGTGGGAGCTGCCACTGATACGCTATCGGTAAGCGGTCTTATTTCTTTGCTTGCCAGGTATTCTTCCAAACCATCAATAAGGGTCTGAGAGGGGAGTGTGCCGTCAGCCATAAGGACTCTCAGCAACACCGTGCCGGCTGTTGGTGTGGTTACCTTTACGTCGCCTATGTTCTGGCTGTAATTCTTCGCCCAGTATTCATATGCGCCCTCGGGTCCGGCTACCGAATACGCATTAGGAGCAAGATATACCCGCTCAGCCAGGGTGTCATCATTTTCAATGTCGGCTCCTCCTTCGGATGTGTTTATGTTGCTTACAGCTGTTATATACGGCAGAGTATCCACGAGAGTATTTATCTCTCCGGCCAGAAGCCCGTTTCCAATGATTCCGGTCTCGGTGCATTCACACTCTACGTCCGTGTATGTGTCTCCGACAGCTATTTCGGAATACTCCTTGACATAGAAGTATCTGTCTCCGTTTGTCACGCGTGTGCCCTGTGGTATTGCTATTGCCGATACTGCCGCGCTGCCAGTTGAAAATCTTACGGTTACTTCTGCTGCCGAAGCTTCTCGCCGGGTGATGCCTCTGATCGCTGCCACATTGTCGAGCCATCCGCCGTAAGTGTACTTGAGCAGGTTCAGCTTTCCGGCCCTGTCTATGTATTGATACGCCTGCTCGAACAGCATTGCATTCGCATAAAGCGCAAGCCTCATAGGGTGAGCGTCCGGGAGCGGCTGTGTCGTTCCTGTCAGTTCCGCGTGCTTTGTCTGGTAATAACCCATAAGCCTGTCAAGAATTTCATCCGTGGTGGCTTCGTCGATGAAAGACACGTCCGGCAGGCTGCTTAAGGCTTCTCTACTCATTGTCTTCGTCCTCCTCTTCACTGTCCTCGTAATCTTCGCTGTTTGTAATGCGGATCGTGGGTCTGAGCGTGCCGTCGTCGCTTGCTTCGAATGTTACTTCGCTTGCTTCGACTTCGGGTACATACCTTGCAGTCTTATCAACGATTTCGACCGCAAGAGTGTTCCGCGCGACTTCCGGCGGCATTCCAATCACTTCGCTTAATTCCAGACCGAACTCCCTATCTAAAGGCTGCGTGCCTGCCATTGTGGAATAGAGAGCCTTGAGTCTGATATCTATTGATTCGAGGTTTTTGACCGCCGTATCATATTCAATCGTATAATCCATAGCGTCCTCCTTACGGCTTATATTCCTTCATGCTGATATTGAGCTTTGCGGATACAAGCTCGCCCTTTGAAAAGATGCACTCCCACGCTTCCGACATGTCCGTGATCACCCACTCATTGCCTCCGATTTTCTTGCCGTTCAGGATAAACGGAGCGTGTTTACCTTTTTTTACCACTTTTTCGAGCTTTTCTATTGTCGCCCTGGGCTTAACGCCAAGCTCCGCAGAGAGATATATTTCAAGGCTCATGGTCTGAAGCTGCGGACCGCCAAATTCCAACTTGGGAGTGCAGCCAATGATGCTGTGCTCGTTCCATCTTCCGCTTACTTGGATGCTCAGGTTGTTGAAGGTGAGTATTTTTTTACTGCTGACCTTGAACGTTATGAATTTTCCGAAATTTCCAATGTTTGCCATCTGTAAGCTGCTGCCTCGCTTTCTCTTAATATGTTGTGGTGCCGTTATCGGTTATGATCTTGACTGTCGGGGATGTGATCCTGATGATATTCTCTTCAAGCTCAACCTTTGAATTTCCCGCAACGAACTCGATTTTTGGAGCCGTGATCTTCAGAGTGTCGTTCTTGCATTCGACCTTTGCTTTGTCCTTCAACATTTCCTTGAGATACTTTGTGCCATCAGTCGGAGGTTTTACCGTTTCGTTGTAATATGTGCCAAGCACGAATCCAGTTGAGGCATCGTTATCCATGTGGACGCTTAACACGATATCGCCTACTTCGGGCATCTCATATTCTTTGTTAAACGTCATCAGCGGAAGCTTCTCCGCTGTGGTGTTTATATCCTCGTAATATACCTGTACTTTTCCTTCGTCCGGGTATATACCCGTAACCTTTCCTATGCGTATCATCGTATTCACCGTCCTTGTTGCACCGGTGCAACTATCGCTTACGGAATGTCAAATACTTCTCCGGGATAGATCCACCATCCGTTGTTTGAATCCGAAAGCCCGTGAAGTTTTGCATTTTTCTCGATAGTGTCCTTATTTGCGTTATAAATCTCCTTCCATCTGGTAGAGGTGCCGTAAACCTTCTGGGATATCTTCTGCAGGGTGTCACCGCTTACTACCGTGTATGTCTGTTGGGTTGTTCCGGTAGCCGCCAGATCTTCGGATACTGCCTTTTCGGTTACCTTTCTCAGCTGTAATTTCATGGTGTAGCCATTAAGGTTATGCGTCACTTTTTCGACATAGTATTTTCCGTTTGCCTTGCCTAAGCCTTTAATCCTGACGGTTGACGTGGCAATGATCGCAGTGTTGGCCAGGATCGAAACACTCATGGTATACATCTGATTGTTTGCTCTGTTTAATGCCGCTGCTGCTTTCAGTTCGGCATCCTTTTTGTCAAACGCTTTGACGCTTGATGTGATCCGCAGGAGCCGTTCGCTTGTTCCCACATTAGCTTTTGTTGTCTTTCCGTCTGCATTGGTGTAGGACAGTTCGCAGCCGGTATAAGTACCGTCTATGGTGGTATTGTAAGTCCATGAGAGCATATCCTTTTCGTGTATCGCCGCCACGGGATCCTTTTTCTCGTACTTCTTTTCATCGAGGATCACGAGCTTGCTGTTGTAAATCTTCATTAGCAGCCCGTAATCGTCACATAGTTTTTTGATAAACGAACTGTCCGACTCGTTGCTCTGTTCGAGTTTCTTGATCTTTATATCATCCGCCTCATATACAAGTGTGAGCTTGCCTTCCGCTGCTGCCTGTTCGGCAATCTTTTTCAGCGTAGTGTCCTGCCACTGTCTGCTTTTAGCTTCAGCCTTGAATCCTCCGTCTGCGGGAGCGGAGAGAGCGGATATATTGCACAGAAGAGGCCTGCCGCTGAAGGTTACCTCATCGATAACAAATGTTCCGCACTTGAAATTGATCGTTTCTTTTTCTTTGTTCCAGTTTTTCGTTTTGATTGTAGCCTTGATCTTGTCGCCTTTTACCGGCATCCACTCGTTAAGCCACTTCTTATCAATATTCTCGATCGTGAGGCTTATGCTGTCCGACTGTCCGGATGCAGCGTCTACATACTGAAATGCGCTTACATGAGCTGCGATCTTTGCATCGAAGGCGCTGCCCCTGTATGAAACGGCAAGACTGGCCTTTCTCGGTTCATTAGCCATATATCAAGACCTCCACTCCGGGATCTCCCAGCTCTTCTCCGGAAGGGGAGGAATCACGACTTTGATCCCTTCCGGAAAAATAAAGTAATCGAGCAGGTGGAAGTTAGCCTGCATCAATATATCAATCCTTGCTTCATCGTTATATGCCGCCTTTGCGATCATATCCCATGTGTCGCCGGATTTTGTTATATACTCCGTCATGCTCGTTCCTCCTGCTCGAAATAAAGATTGTCTTTTGTTTTGTCCGGTCGGTTGCACCGGTGCAACTTTATCAGAACGCTAATTTTGCCCTGCGCCTGAAATAATCTTCGATCATGCTCTCGAATTTCTCCTGAGCCCTGTCGTTCGCCGCGTCAAGATCTTCTTTTGAAGGTGCTGCGCCGTTGAATACGATTGTCGGGCTGTAATGGACTTCGTAGCCGCCGCCTCCGATATCATCCAGATCGGAGAACCGGCCTTTCAGCCCCAGCAGCTCTCCGGTGCGCTTCCATAAAAGCTTTGCTTCTCGGCTGCTGCCGTTAAGCGGTATAATACTTTCAGGGCCGTTCTCGGCAACGATACCCATATGTGCCTTTCCGAAAATTCCGCCGCTGGCATGCAGCGTAAACATGTCGTATGTAGCGTTGTGGCTCCCGCGCATCTCGGCATTGTATCTGTTCTGCCGATATGTTTCTTCTTTTCCGGTGTTTCCTCTGGTATAATCCCCGAACAATTCCTCGGTGTGCTTAATCACTGAATCATAATAAGCCCGCGGAATTTCCGCTCCCTTTTCATACATGAACTGGATCAGTTCTCTGTATGCCGAATTTTCGGTTGAATCCGATTTTTCGAGGATATATTCCCACATAGACTGATAACTTCCTGTTAATACCTTCAGGTTGTTTGCGTCAGTCAGGGCATCCTCAACGCCCTGGATCGTCTTGCCGCCTGCTGCCTTGTAGCTGTCATATGCAGCCTGCATATCGTAAGTGGTAGGCATCAGAAGATTCATGAGCTGGCTCGCAGCGCCCTGAACGTCTCCGCCGAAACTGTCCAGAGTGTCGTTGATATCGTTCATGATTCCGGATGTCAACGACTGGAAGTATGATTCTGCGTCCGTTTTTCCGGTTGCGCTTTCCTTGAGCCTTGTAATACCTATCGGGAAGTTAATCTGAAGATCGTTCAGCGCCTGAAGTTCATCTCCGTAGGCTTTCTTGATCGCCTCGATTGCAAATTGAGAGGTTTTCAGTTTTGCTTCGGTCTCTAATTTGTAGTAACCCTGATCAAGCGCCTCGATAGCGTCTTTGTATTCCTGAGTATTTTCTTTCCCTGCAAACCTTCCGGCGAGGCCTGTGTACGCATTGAGATACGCTTCGCGTCTTTCCTGCGCCGCTTGGTTCTCGATCTCGTTCGTTTTTTCAAGTAATGCCTTGAAACTTTCCGGAGTAAGGTTGCTGTAATCGGTATCGAGCCCGAGCATCTTCAGAGAAGCTTCCTGCCTTCCGACCGCCATGCTGTACTGCAGGTCGGCCATCTTCTGCATCTTCTCGGCTATTTTTGTGACTTCTTCTTCGTCCAATACATCATCACTGAAAGCCTGATTGACATAATTAGCCAGCTGTTTTCCCAGGGCTTCCATGTTGCCCTGCAGCATCGAGCCGTAGTTTGTAATGTTGCTCTGCAGTTCAGATCCGGCATATCCATCTATGAACATGCTCAGTGATAAATTAAGAGCGTAATTTTCCTGCTCTATGTAATTGTTGCAAGCATCAATAAACGATGAAATATCATCCTTGTAGTTTTCTATCTCTGAGTCTTTCAGGCCGATGCCTACATGTACCTTCCAGTTGAATTTATCAATCTGTTTTTGTATCTTTTCTGCGTCCGAGAGGAAATTATCGGATTTCGTCCACTCTTCGATTGCGGAATGAAGCTTGTCAAGGGATCCGTCTCCGTTGAGCAGATGCTCGGCCGCATCGGATATATCGCTCATCGATAATGCAATATTTCCGAAGTGGGCTTCAAGATCTCCCTGGATCAGCTCTGCTTCTTTCTGCTTAAGATCTGAAATAACCCATGCAACGCCTCCGATCGCAGCGGTGAGCCCTGCGATTCCGATCATAACCGGATTGGAAAATAACGTTGTTATTCCGGTGACCACTCCGTTGACGGTAGAAAGGATTTTGTAAGATACTAAAGCCGTTCCGACTCCTATAAATATTTTGGCCAGGGCATCCGGATGCTGTACTGCGTACTTCATTACTTCCATGCCCTTTTTAGCTATAGGCTCAAAATGAGAAGTGAACTTCTTGACTCCTGATGTGATCTTAGGAAGTTTCGCTTGAGCTCTTTCAATCCAGCTTGATAAGCCATCCCGACCATTTATCCAGCTTCCGAGTTTTTCGAGTTTTTCACGCGCCCATTCGATACCGCCGGCAAAATATGTGCGCAGCGTGTCATAACTCTGTATCTTTACAACCTCAAGAGTGTTTTTCAGAGTCTGAAGTTTGCTGTCCATTGTCTCGTATCGCTTTGCAGCTTCTTCAGACAGGGCATTGTTTTCATTCCATGCCTTATTTGCCATACCCAGCGCATCGGTCAGCGTGCTTCCTCCTGTTGACAGAGCAAGAACTGCATTTGACAGCCTTACTTCCTTCAGGCCCATCTCGTCGAGTACCTTAATAGCTGAATCGCCTTCGATTTTGCTCAGGCCCTCGGTGAATTTGGCCACTGCCTGAAGTTTGTTATCGTTCCAAAGGTTCGCAAACTCTTCTTTAGTGATGCCGGCAACCTTTGCATAGTCCTTCATTACCTCCTTATCTTCTTCAACTACGAGCTGCAGTCGTTTAAGGAGTTTATTCATCGCGGTACCGCCGGACTCTTCCTCTATGCCGAGAGAAGACAGGGCGGTTGCCATTGCCATGATCTCGGGTTCGGTCAGGTTCATCATCTCGCCGGTGGCTGCAAGTCTTGTGGCCATTCCTACGATTTCCGATTCTGTTGTTGCAAAATGGTTACCCAGATCAACAACTACGGATCCCAGATTCTCGTAGTATTTTGCGTCCATCTGCGTGATATTTGCGAAACGTGCCAATGAATCAGCTGCTTCCGCTGCGCTCAGGTTTGTGGATACGCCCAGGTTTATCATAGTCTCCGTGAAGTCTACAAGGCTGTCATTTGCTATACCCAGCTGTCCGGCGATCTCCATTACTCCCGCGATCTCGCTTGCTGCTGTCGGCATCTCTTTTGACATATCCAGGATGTTTGTTCTGAGGTTCGCAAATTCCGCATCTGTTGCATCTACTGTTTTCTTTACGCCCGCAAATGCTGACTCAAATTCTTTTCCAGTTTCAAATATCTCTTTACCGGCCTTTGCGGCGACTCCTGTTACTGCAGCCGCCGCCACTCCGGTAGCTTTCGCAATATTTCCCAGGCCGTTTGTAACCTTGTCGTAAGCCGCATCGAGCTTATTGAAGGCATCGCTCAGGTTCGATCCGAACTTTTTTACTCCGGATTCCGCCTTCAGCAGATTGGCGTTGAAGGTTTTATCCATATTCGCCTTTATTCTAATGGCGAGTTGATACTCGGTTTCTTTCCTTGCCAATTTCCTTGACCTCCTCGTATAAGTCTATAAGCTCCGGTATTGTCATATTAAGGATGTACTCAATATCCGTATTGACGGTCATCGCAATTCGGATTGCGGCTCTGTATACCTGGTTGGTTTCTTCAGGGTTTACTCCAACCCTAATAAAAAACCCATAACTCTATTCTTTATCTTCATGCCTTCACATGCAGGAAGCCCGTCAAAGAACTCGATCGGCATGTCACATTTGCGTGACGCAAGAGCTATTGCATAGGCGAGCGATACCTCGGGTGCAAGATCTCCCGATGATCCCTTGCCAGCATATCTTGCTACTGCCTTCAGGTCAGCCGTTGTCATGTCGGCCAGCGGGCTTAAATCTATTTTTGTATAGGTCTTTCCCTCAAAAACATAGGGCTTGTTAAATGTGAGGATGAGATCATCATCTTCAGCATCTTCGACCTCGTTGTTTTCTTTTTCCGTCGCAGTGAGGGCAATAATTTTCTTTTCCTCTGCCTCAGCTGCTTTTACTTCGTTTTTTACTTCATTCATCACTGTTTTTCTCCTTTCAAAAAATTAGGCAGGTGGCAGCAGATAGCCGCCGCCTGCCTGATGTTGGGTATGTAAAGATTGATCAGGTGTATCTGCGTACATCTTCGAGCAGGTCTCTGCCGTTTACAACGAATACAGCGTTGAGCTTGTCGTATTCAATCATTCTTGCCCCGTCAACCTCGATGAGGATATACAAGAGTTCGAATGTTACAGAAGCGTTCATCTGCTTGCCCTGGTCAAGGGTTCCTCCGGAAAAGCTCTTAAAGCGTCCGCGTTCAACGATCCTGATAGGGCGGTACTGGATTCCGCCGGTGGCCTTGTCGGTCATCTGCTCCGATGCTCTGAAGGTCAGATCAACAGGTGAGCGGGGATCCATAAGAGAGAAAATGTCTTCGTCGAGGATCCTGAAGGGCACTACCTGCTCCATGGAACCGTAATGTCCAATGATGCTCGCCTCATATTCTCCCAGAATGCCGGCTCCGTTGATAGCCTCGGTGATAGGAGAGAAATCAGGAAGGGTGACAGCACCGCTAACGCCGATGAGCTTGTTTCCCTGATTGTATACATTGTAGTTGTTGATGATCTCAGGTACGAAAGTTGCTGCTGCCATTATTCTTCACCTCCATTTAACGCCGCTACGAGCATATCCACATCAAATTCGAGGATGTTCTCGATATACTCGACAGGAGTATAAGGAGCGAGGAACTGTCTGAACTTGACATGTCCTTCAAGAATCTCCGAATCAGGGTTATCCTCGGCGCGATATTCCATTCTGATACCTGCCGCATACTCAGGTACGAGTGAGTTACCGCGTACGTTTTCGGAATCAACAACGCTCTCAATGAGCCTTCTGTTGAGCGAGTTGCCTACCTTTTCGAAATAGGTATCAATGAAGTTGTTTCCCCACCAGGAGAAGAACCTGCGGCAGTTAAACCAGCGGTCCTTAGGATCTGTGATCGAAGGATATGCTGCGCTGTTTGATCCCCATGCCTTGAATACTCCGCCGGTCTTGATTGCTGTGACGATTCCGACTTCGTTCAGGGTGTTGGCCTGAGTCGTATCGAGCAGCACTTCAGTTCCGTCATCGAGTACCAGGGCGGTAGCGCCCATCAGCACTTTGTTATCAACCGATACAGCAGGTACGCCGTCAGTGTTCGCATCCGTAAGAGCAATAGCGGCTGCAAGATATACCGAGCAATCGAAGATCTGACCCATAGCCTTGATGTTCGGCCAAGCGCAAGCCATATGAGGGCTTACATATCCTGCCGTTGTCTTGATTGCAGGTACGTCCGTGTACTTGGTTCCTGCTGCCGCTGCGAGGCTTACGATGCACTCGCAATCGTAAACACCGTTTACGTCTACGCACTTCAGTGCAAGAGCTGCACCTACATGAGAATCCTTGCTCCACTTAGGAGCTGTGATCATTCCGGGATACATATCGAGCAACGGCTTAACCTTGCGGACCGCTTCGAGGCCCGTTTCTGCTCCGGTAATGGGATCGTATGATCCGACGATATCCGAATAGGTGATCTTGGTAGCGTCGAGAGTGTTTCCGGTCAGGGAGATCGACGGGGGCGGGGTTGTCTTTGTAACAGTGATGGTGAGTGTGCCATCATCGTTGAAGCTTGCAAGATAATCATCCTTTGAGATGGTCTGCGACTGGTCGTCCTTGACTACCAGCTCATCGAGGATAATTCCCTTTGCAACGGTGGTTCCTACGCCTGCCGTGAGAGTTACGCTCTCGGTGAGAGCCGTTTTCAAGGCAGCGACAGAGGGATCCAAAACATTGATAAACACTACCGGCGATACGGCAAAGAGCTTAAAATAAGCATCCATTGCGCCGCACAAGGTATACTTGTCGTAATCCTGGATGTATCCCAGCTTTGCTTTTGCTGTTGCAAAATCAGGACAAAGGACCGGAGTGTTGGCCGGTGCAGGATCCGATGCCATAAATACGGGAGCGGTACCTACGACAATGTGCGCTCCGGCATTAAGTGTTTTAGGTGTCGGCATAGATGTAGCTTTTTCCGTCACCTTGATACCATGCTTATAGGGCATTTTACTTTACCTCCTTGAATTTTTCTTTGATTTCCGTATAAATACGTCCTAAGACGCTTTTGGGATCTCTTATATCTTTGAGCGCGCCGTTGACATTTTCTATGTCAATCAGAAGTCTCCTGATCATGGGCGTATCTTCGACAACCTTTTCAAGAGCTTCAGGAAGTGAGCCGTTTTTGTAGACCGTACCCATTTTTACAACCTTTGCGATTGTCGGTCCGATATACATAACATTGCCGGTCTGCTCCTCTTTGGCAGCGTTATCCTTTTCAGGTTTTTCGCTGACCGTTTCAGGCTGCGCGCTCTCGGTCTCTGCAGGTATTGCCGTTTCCTGCTCATCCGCAGCATCTTCAGCCAGTATGTTTTTATTGGGTTTCTTGCTCATACGAACTTATTATCCTCCCTTCTTATCCTCGGTATTGCAAAGTCCATGGACACCGCCCCGAAGTAATAGGGATGATATCCGTCTTCAATGTTCCAGTCGAAATTTCCCAAGAATGTGTACTTGTTGGCAAGTCCGGTATTCTTTGAAAACCTTTCGTATATGAGATTGATCGCCGATAACACGTCTCTATGTCCCTGGGCGTTCTTGTTATTATCAAAAACGCCGATGATAACTATTGCCTTGCAGACATAGTTATCTTCGCCGCCGCCTGGATCCGTGCCCTTCGTTAACCTTACGATCACATACGGAATAGGATCCGCGTCATCGTCTGACTCTTCGATCGGGAGCTGCTGCGGATAAAAGTTCAGAGCGTCGCGGGTACCGTCTGTGTGCATCCATTTGCGCTTTCCTAATATCTTCTGCAGCTCTGTAATCAAATCATCCTGTAACATCTCAGGTGTCATGCTTCCACCTCATTATTTGAAGTATTTGTCCATATTTTGCTCGATGTGTCTGCTGAGTATGTCGCTGACATTGACATCGTTTTCATCGTAAACTTTTCCGACCATCATAGGATCAGCCGGCGCGAGCAGCTTTTTGATCGCCTCTTTCCAGGGCTTGCCTTTCATATGCGACCCAGGAATACGCTGCACAACTGCAATATGGCTCTTACTCCCGGCCTTCAGTTCGGCAACAAACGCTTTGTAAGCATCTCTTGCGCCGGGCTTTAACGCCAATTCAGCCAGCTTTGAGGCTTTTATGACCTTGCCCTTAAGGATCCTCGGCCTGTCTTCGGCGGTTTCGCCTTCGACAAAAGGCCAGTGAAGAGATTTATCCGTAATCTTGCGGTCGTACATCTCGGTCATTGTTGAAGCACTGACAAGCTTTGCCTCCAAACGAGAGGTTGTCGCTTTCGTTTCCTTCATGCTGCCTTTGATCTCGGCCTGCTTGGCTACGTATTTTTTGCTTACGTTTTTCACGAGGAACTGTTTGAGTTCCCTTGCCGTATCATTAATCGCGCTGCGCGTGATAATGGGCGTTTTATTTCTTATTCTCCCTAGAGCATCAAGTACAAGGACCGTATCAGATGTATCAACCGTAAAATATGTGTTCCCGGCAATGCTTCTGCTGATATCCTTCGTCATGTCTTATTCATCTCCAGTTCGATTGAGTAAATGCCGTCTTCGTTAATTGCCGATGTAACGATGTAAACTTTGCCGTCAAACGTCACCGACCGACCGATCGCAGGCAATGCTCCGAAATCGCTTGCCTTGACATATATCAGCTTCTGGCGAATATAAACGCCGTCTCCGTACATTGCGTGACTGTATTTATACCGTCTTTCTCTGTCGATATGCTCAAGGTCGTCTATGATCACGGTCATTTTTTGGCTGTTGACCAAATGTTCTTCTCCGAACTCATCGATATTGATAAAAACGTTCTTGATGTCCGCTTCGATCTGTTCTTTGAATGTCATGCCCCGCCTCCGTATCGATCATATCCCCTGCGGCTGTCTTGTTAGGACAGCCGCAGGCAAATGTGCTCATTTTTTCTTGCGCTTTGATGTTGTAGGTACGCGGCCTACAAGGTCCCCGTCCTCTTCATCCTTTTCTGCGCCAGCCGCTAACCCTGCAACTCCGGGAGTGGCCGTAACTGCTTTGGCTTTCGGTTTAGGCTGTTCAGCGGAATCGTCTTCTTTCCAGAATGCGCTACCCGCTTCAATCCATGCGTTGACCATCACCGTATCATTTACGGGCAATTCCTCCCCGTCCTTGTACTGCTTGGCAAGGTAGAGTATAGGAATACGGGCAATAAGTTTTCTGCTTTCACCAGCCATAACGCGCCTCCTTAGCCTAACAGCTTAACGAGAATCTTGTCCGCCGATGCTCCTGCATCAACTGCCGCATATCCTGCGGGAGTGTAAGGAACGGGCGGCGTAGCTCCGTCATCTTCGTCCTCGGTAATGCCGGTGCCGTCAAAGTACACCTTGGTACCAAGAGTGATTGCGTTTGAACTGGTCTTAGGCATCTCATAAACGCCGGCTACATGAACGGCTCCGGTCTCGCCTACGGCGATATCAGCTCCGGCTACGCCGATCAGGCTGCCGATCTCAATGATGGTATTAGCGTCGATCTTTGTCGCGCCTACTGCTGTGTTGGGATAGTCGAGGGTTTCCCCACGCTGCCAATATGCTGCTTTAGCCATGTGTCTTCACCTCCTTACGATAACGGGTCAGCGATTGTCGTTCCAGGGTTCTTAACCGCACCGCGGAAGTCCATAACGCTGATGCCCCAATCCAGATAAATGTCCCATACGAAACCAAGGGTTCCCGCAGTTTCCATTCTGCGGATGGTCGGAATTTCCTGACCGTTGAGATAATCTACCTCGATGAAATCAGTGTCTTCGTTTGCGCCAAGTAAGAACCAAGGCATCGTGTTTCCTGCGCCGCCGCAAAGAACGTTGATGGTAGGATCTTCAATGACTTCAATCTGGTTAGCGTAACGATACAGAGGGTTGACGGCCTGAGTGTTGCCTGCGGTGTTGATCATAGGGCTGTGGAGCAGCGCATAGATATCAAAAGACATGCCTACGGGGCAAACAATCTTGGCGGGGCGAATGATGCAGCTCTCACCGAACTGGTCTTCCTGCTGCTGAAGTGCAAGCATCATCTTCTGAACTGCTGCCTGAGTAACGCCTGTACCGGTGGCCAGAACGTTCTTATGCGTAGAGCTGAAGAGCGTGACACCATCGTAGATGGCGGGGTTGTTTACGAGAATGCCGTAAACCTGCTTATTGATGGTCTTACGTGCGCTTGCTGCATACTTTGCAGGGATGCGGGTTACGAGGTCGATATCATCGTTGATGAATGCCTGGCGGGTCAGTGTGAACTGACGGCCGTAGGTCTTCAGCTTCCTTGTAGGAAGTTTCTTGTCCTCGAATACATCATGCTTCAGCTCGCCACCCTCAGGAACTTCGAGGAACTCACCCGCAGGACCGGCCAGATAATAATTATCATTGGTCTTGAAATCCTTGAGGCTCCCCTTCTTAGTGATCCTGTCGAATGTTACGGCTACATTCTTGTGCCCTTCCTTGTACGCCTTGTTGATGGTGTTATCAAGGATTGCAGGGAACACAGAAGTAGGATTGTAGAACTGACGGCTTGCAAGGTTGAAAAGATCATCGGATGACTGGCGGGTTAATCCCGTGCTGCCTTCGAGTGATGCACTCTCAACGAACATATCGCGGAGTGACATGTGTCTCAGTTCTCTCGCGCCTTCTGCGGTATTCTCAAGCTCGATACCTGCTCTCAGAAGAAGTGCGTCTGCTGCTGCCGCACGGAACTTATCGGCTGCATCAAGGGTTACTTCGGCTGTGCCGGGCTGAGGAATGGGAGCGCTGTCACGCATGAGAGTATCCATGATAGCCTTTCTCGCTGCGTCTACAGACATGCCGCCATCGATATAGCTTCTCGACTCAACGCCGAAGTGCTTGCACATAGCTTCGATCTCGCGAATGCGTGAACGTTCAGCCTCTCTTGCCGCTGTTACGGCTGCCTCTCTCTCAGAGTTGTCGCCTGCCGTAGCGCTTCCATTGTCTGCCGGTGCAGCCGGTGCGATTGCGTTGATCCGGTCAATCTCGCGCTGAAGCGAATCATACTCTAACTGTTCTTCAGCAGTAAGTTCTCTATTGGCGGCTCTTGCCGCATCAAGAAGCTGCTGCTGTCTCTGAATCATCTGCTCAAGATTCATTTTTCTTACCTCCTCTTTGGTTCTTGTAAAGCATATTTTTATTTATTTGGAGCTGCTTTTCCTGATAGTAAAAGCCGCCTACTCCCTGTTTAGGCTGTTGCACCGGTGCAACTGTTTCTTTGGAGCGTCCTACTCCGACGGTCGGATCCGCCGGTACGCTCACAATGGATACCTCGTAAGGTGTCCACTTTGTTGCTATGCTGCATGGCCCGAAGAATCTTCCGTCCGATGACTTCTTGTTTGCTGCGACATCTTCCCATACTTCAACGGTATACCCAACAGATGTGCCTTTGAGAGATCCACCTAACATCTTCTGGTACACAACTTCGGACTCCGCGTCGGTATCGATCTCAATTGTAGCCGTACCTCTGTTGTCCTTAATGGAAGCGCTTAAGATCTTTCCGATCACCTTGTCCCGGTTGTGGTTGTATAACACACACCCGATAGTATTGAGCCTTGTGAGATCGACAGCTCCCTCAGAGTGAGAGAGTATTTCGGTTCCCCACCAGCGGTCATACGGTTCTTCGGATGAAAACGAGACCTCAAAGCGTCTTTCATTCCCTTCGCCGCCGAGCTTCCGGATAGCGTTGATCGTGATAAAACGCTGCATCATTCCGCTTTTTTCCGTTTTTTCGTCTTCTCGTGTAAGATTGTTACTCATCCTTATCCTCCCTGCCGTCTTCTTCCGACGTATCTATGCTGTATCCGTAGAACATTTTGTTGATATCGATGCCCTTACTTGCTGCATATTCGACAACTTCGGCCATATCGTTGATCTGATCCTTCCAGTCGTTGCCGCTCTCGGCCGCCAGCTGTTTGTAGGTCTTCTGTCCGGTCTGAATTGCAATTTTGTTGGCGTTTGCCTCTTTCTGAGGATCGATCCAGGGCTTAGGCTCTCTTGTCCATGTATGGTAGAGGTAGTCTTCCTTGTTGGTCCAGAAATCTTTGATCGTCAGCTTGCCCGCAAGAACAGCCGATATCACGAAGGTTTCGTAAATCTCATCAAGGATCTCTACCAGCTGCTCGCGCTCTTCGTTGAATGTCTGATCGTCTTCGATGATTCCCTGCCTTGCAGAAGAATAATTCGACTGCGACATATCGCGAGTCAGCGCCTCATAGCTTATGCCCTGGCCGGCTCCGATCATATGCTCGTGAAGTTTTGTGAACGCACTTGCATCCGTTGCCTGCCCGTTAGGATTGACTACCTGGATTTCATCGCCGGCATTCAGTTCTTTCATCATTCCGGGCGAAATAGTCTTGCCCTCATAGCTTACTCTCGGGTTCCCGCTGTCGCCCGATCTTCCGACTGTTCCCACGGTCGGGATGCTCTTTTTGATGAAAACCGACAGACAAGCTTCGATTCTTTGCTTAACCGAAACGGCTGTCATAAATTCATTGGCATCACGGATCCTCGGAATAGTGGGGGAGAGATCCGACATTTCACGGAGCTGTGACGGTCTCTTCTTGGAAAAATAGAAGATTACGTCCTTTGCATCTATCCATATCGTTTCGTTGATCGAATATCCGTCCGTGCTGTATTTCTTGATAAAATAGCCTTCGGCCTTGTTGAAGGAATTGTATTCAATTCCGCCGACTACCTTGTTGCCCTCAGTCTTGGGATGCGCAACTGATATATCGAGCTCATCGACTTCAATCATCTGTAGCTTGAAGGGTACCAGGCCGTCTTCGGTATATCTCTTAACGAACAGGATTCCGCCATCGATCTTTTTTCTTTCGACCGCCATCCTGAGGATCTGCGTAAAATTTTGAGATCCGGTAACGTCACAATTCCTTTTCTTGCACCATTTGTACCACAGCTTTTCGATATCCTTGTTCAGTTCGAGATCCTTCGACTTAGCCTGGATATGATACCCGCCGCCTACAACATTGCGCTTGTATGCGCTTATCAGGGCGCTCATTATGTCTGAGTTTCGTTCAAGATCTCTTGCCCTGGCTCTGACATCATCACGGCTGAATCTGTCCGTCATTTCTGCAGACTGATTATCTACGCGCCAGTTCTGATTCGGCCGGGAATAACTACCGGCATCGTAATTGCGCAGCTCGTTATAAGCCTGCCTGAAGGCTTCTCTGTAATATGCTTTTTGCGGCGAGAATGCCGCTATAATGCTGTCAATAACACTCATGCCGTTTATCTCCCATCGAATACACCTACGTAGGTGTTATCAAGCAAACCACTCTGATTTTCTGCGATAACCTGCGCCTGTAAATCGTTGCGCATATTGTAGAGCTGTCGAAGATCTGCTCTCTGAAGCTGTCGGGATCCGATCTTATAGCTCTGTCCGCCCGCAGTAATAGCAACGATTGCTTTGTTGACTTCCGCCAGCATTTCCTTCGGGCTTCCGCTCGGTATATTCTCGTTCTGCGTGCTGTCGCTCATTAGCCGTTTCCTCCTAACCAGTCTTCATTTACATTTATCCATTTCTCTTCGGGTGTGGGCGGCGGTTCTTTCTGCTGCCTTCCCGGTTGTTCTGTCTTTTCTTCGCCCTGCAGGTGAAGTGTTCTTGCTCCCATCATCTCGCCTGCTGCCATTGCGTATACTTCGGTATCGAGATAATGGTTATCAATATGTGTATGCTTGGGCTTCCAGGTGCTTTTTATCTTTCCGTCTTTCTTGAATACGACTTTCTGCTCCGCAGTGACCTGCGAGGCATAATCGTAATCGCAGCCCATGTATACCATCCAACTTCCGGATTTTTCTCCGTTTGCACGCTGCATTCTTCCGGCGATCATGTCCTTGTACTTGTCAGTGTCCACAAACACGAGCGCAAGGCCGTAAGCCCTGCTGGTGTTCATTTTTATCTTTGACAGTTTGTAATTATTTGCTACAAGGTCGTGGCTTGCACCTTTGGCCGGCATTACGTAATCCGTATGGTCAACATAAAAATCGTATACAAGATCCGTCTGGTCTCCGGAGTCGATCAGGCAAAGATTAACAATCAGTGGTTCGCCCGTTTCTTTTCGGTATTCCGTATTCATGATCCGGTCGATCTCGGTAAAGTTGATAGCCTGGCCGTGGGCGATGTTCTGGCTTGTCATATAGTCGCCCCATGCCCTTATGGTCCAGTACAAGCACGTCTCCTGCACATCAACGCCGCCCGTGAGCATCTTCGCCCACTCAGGAACAACATACTCGGGAACGTCCGTCTGTCGTTCGAGCACCAGCTCCGCGCTGGTCTTTAATTTGGTTTCTTCCCAGGGTTCGGCCAGCCAGCTGTTTACGAAGTTCTGAAGTTCCTCCGGTGTATCCTTTGATGTTAAAAATTCCTTTGCTATTTCTGACCATCGCACAAACGGGCTGTACAATGTGTTGATCCAGAATGCAACCTTTTTAACGTATTTGGTCGAGTGTCTTACGACCCGCCATTCGCCCTTTCGAAGCATCCGGGGCTTGTCTCCGTCCCTGATGTACGATCCGCATTCCTGACATACATACACGGCAAACTCTGCACGGTCTGCGTAGCTCATGCCTTCTTCTTCCGGGAATCTTATATTGCTGAACTTCAGCTCTATGTACTCTCCGCAGTGGGGGCACGGCACGAAGAAGTGTTTTTCTATGTCCGCATCCTCTTTGGCTTTCCATATATGCCCGGTCCTGATCGTAGGAGTAGAAGTAATATATATCTTGCTGTTATAAAAAGCCTTTACGCGCTCTTCGGCGAGCTTGATCGGATCAGCTTCTTTGCCGCTGGCTGACGGGTACTTGTCAACCTCATCCATCATCAAGTATTTGATGGGCTTACTCGATAATCCCGAAGGTGAGTTACTTCCTGAGAGTGAGAGGTACATTCCGTCAAATTGCAGTTCCAGCAAAGAAGAATCATTCTCCCGGAATTTCCTGTTGATCTCCGGTGTCGCCTTTAGTGCCGGCTGCAGTCTGTTCTCTGAAATCGACTTTGCAAGCGTATCCGTAGGATATACGACCATGGTAGGGGAGGGATCCTGCATCACAATGTAGCCGATAATGTTCTGCATTGCTTCGGTTCCGCCGCACTGCGTTGGCTTGCAAAATATAATTTCCTCTGTCTCGTAGTTATTGAACTCATCCATAATGCCCGTAAGGTACGGAGTCATGTCATTGCGCCACTTACCCGGCATTGCTGATGATCTCGTATCGAGCATCCTATAGCGTTCCGCCCATTTTGAAACGCTCAGGTGCTCCGGCGGCTTCAGCATTTGAAGCGCCGCATATTGGTAGTCTCTGACCTTAAACTTTGTTCGCGGCATTCTTTCTCGGCCTCCCCGCCCCTTTGAGCTTGGCTTCCTCGATAATCGGCGCATCGGCATTGACTGACCTTGAAGTAAAGCTTGAAAGCATACTCTCGATCTCGGCCTGCAGCTCCGACTCGATCTGTCTCGCTTCGGTAGGATCAACGTGACCGGCTATGAGTCCGGATACGCGACTTGCGATCGAAAGAGCAAAATTACGGAACCTGATGAAGAAAATAGTGTAATCCGCTTGTATCTCTTCCTTGGCGATATATTCGCCTTTTGATATCGCTGTCCGCAGCTCGTGAAGTTCGCCCTGGGACTCCTTGAGTTTGATCTCTGCCCTGAGCTTCTTTTCGATCAGCGCGTCTATCGTCTCTTTCTGATCCTTGCCGCTTGCTCTGTCCTGAAGCGTTGAGATATAGTCTCGTATGGTCTCCGGAAGAACGAAGGCTGTTCTGGCACCCATCTTTGTGTTTTCAAGTGTCTTTTCCGCTACCAGCTGCTCGATCCGTCGTATACTTACGCCTAACAGCTCGGCCATTGCAGGCTTCGATATGAACTTTGGAAGCGTCTCGCAGATTTCCGGGTATGCTGTTTTTTCTTTTTCGGGCTCCTTCTTAGTACGTTTTTTTGTACTCTTACGCGTCGCCTTCTTTGGTGTCGCCTTTTCCGGCGTTGCCTTCTTGGCCGTCTTTGTCTTTGCCGCTTTCGGCTCTTTATTCTCTGTTTTCTCTCCTGGCACATTTTCGGTAGTGCTCACATCAAGGTTTTGGGCTTCTTCAGGGCGTGTTTTTTCCGATTTCGCATTGCTTTTCTGTTTCGGCGCGGGCTTGGCCTTGCCGTCCGTCTTGTTTTTTTTCGCGCTAATCGTTGATTTTACCGCCATTTGACACCCCTCCTTTGGGTTCATTATGGCACCTGAAAAGTGTCACGGAGTGCCAACTTGTGTTCATGCGTAACGAAATGCCAAAAAAATTTGATTTTTTATCGGCAAAAATGGTGCGCCTTCCGTGCCCC